TAACACATAGTGCACGGTCAGTGAAAGCACCCCGCCCAATTAAGATATCTTGCAGCCTAACGACGTTATGAGCCGCACCAGCCACTTTAGCAATCAATTTTGTAGGGTAAGTGGTCAACTCTATCCCTTTGATGAAGATCCGTTTACATAGTTCCGCCGCTGGAGTAGAACCGCTCTGATAGATGAACGACTTAGGTATTGAAATGTCCACATCGATCGATGCCATGATTTCTTGGTAGGCTTTCGCGATATCTGATCCGACAAGCGAAATATCGTCCCCGACTATACGATAGTCCGTGAAAAGGCCTTTCCGACCCGCGCGCTGTGATGCCAACTGGACTATAACATGATGAGTAAGAGCCAACATCGGAAAACTAGACTTAGCACCCATGGGCTGACCAACTACATACTTTCTTGTTTTCCCGTCTGGACAGATGAAGCCACGGGCTGTCAGAAGGCGAACCCAATCCTGTGATGCATTACCGGATTTCAGTAATAGTGTAAGTATAGCCCGTTGTAGAGATATAGGTAGGCGATCGGTCGCTGCAGAAAGGTCGAACGAGTACACCTGATTGCTTGGATCTGATGTAAACTCTCGGACATCTCCCGCGACCCGTTCTTGGTTGAACGTCCCGTCCATAGGAAGCTCACGAAGCCCGGCGGCGACGGTATCATGAAGAGGGGATAGCACGACCTGAGACCAGTAGTCCAAGGTCGCGACTAAACGCAACTTCCCGCCCCACTCGGGGATCCCAAGAATCCGGCCTGTTGCCAGGTCTGACAAATGACGAGATGATTGCCCTGGAAGTTCTGCCGTTGAAAGAAGATCATCCACTACAGAGCCCATTTTCTGGAATTCCGCTAGAGATACTAAGGGCTTCATAACCGCAGGGTCTCTAATTAGAGCCACTGCGTCTCCCCACGCCGAGTACATGGCCTTCCCGTTCGGACCGCCCTTATTACTAAGGTGGTATCTGCATTTAGCACCAGAACGTTGGACAGACTTAGTAAACTCATCAGGGTTAAAACCCAAATCACTTAGCACGGTAGAGAGACCTTTAGTCAACGTGTCAACAGGGTTACCCTTATAAGGGCGAGAAATAGTATCGTAGTTAGCCGGCGGAGAGTAGATAATAACACGGTGCAGAGACAAGAAACTGTAAACAAGCCGGGCGAACGGCATCCAAACTTCCACAGGCTCACCTGCGAACAGAGACTCAAACAGTACGATGGCATCTATCGCATACTGGAGCTTACCAGCTGCCTCTAGATCCCGCCGTAAGGCGTCTAAACTAATCCAGGGTGACGGATTGGCAATCCAATCAACAAAATGCTTCGCGGAGTTCTTTAGTTCCTTTACTGTTTCAGGAAGAAAATGATCCAGGTCAACATTAAGCTTAGTCATCCAAACTGAAGAAGCCGACACATACTCTGCAGCCCAAGGAGTCCCATGTGAGTTGGCGATAAGGATCAGAACGGAGTAGACGTACTCTACATTCTTACGTGTAGAAGTCGACTCCTTAACTGTTGGAGTACATAGATCAACATAATGCGGCACCTTAAGCCCCTGGTACAGAGGGATTGTCCATAACATAGATAAGTTATTGTGTTTCTCTGACTTCTTGGGAAGATAATCATCGATCCAAAATGAGATTTTGCTTCTCTTGAGAAGGCACAACGTAAAGAGGTTTGCTTATAAGACTTTAACTGCAGCCAAATAGTAGTATCAGAAAGTATAGTGTAATGAGAGGTTAACGAGGAAGATAAAACGAGGTAGCGACCCTCGAGTTTTCGGTTATGATCATAGTCCTGGCTAAGACCATAACCTAGGTGTACGACACCAGGATGCCGTACGCTGGACGGTTTCAGTCCGTGGATGCGAACGAGCCAACTAGTACCATTAGGCTAGTGGCAAGCTCGGAACCTGCAGCGGACTCGCA